CTCCTTTGACCTTCGCATATTCTGCAGTGGTCGTATCCCCCAAAGCGATATACCTCTGCTCTGCCTCGTGCCACGCATCGTCGTCTTGGTATCTAGCGACACTGTCTAGGGCGTTGCGAATCATGCGCTGTGCCAGCAAGTCCCCACCCTCTTGGTCCAGCAGTGGGTCGATTTGCAGAGCCACCTCATCGAGAGCTTGACGAACGAACGGGAGGGCAGCCTCGTGAACACCTGACAGCCCTTCCCCATACAGAGACTTCATCACCTCTGACCTGCGCCTCTGTGTGGCTGCTGTTTGCCTAGCCTGCAGTTCACGCTGCTTCTGCTGCAGGATAGTGTTGTTCTGCAGGATTGTGCTGAGATCCCGTACGCTCCCCTTGATATCTGGAATTGCGACCTGACCTGTGAACAGTAGATTGCTCATGCTTCTTGGAACTGCGGTTGGCTGAGGAGGTCACGCAAGAACATCAGCAGTCCCTCGGCATCCCCTTTCTCTACTAGCGTGGTAATGCCGTCGGTCTGCTCTGGGTTGAGAACCATCTCCCCACCTGTCAGCTCCCCTTCTTTCTGTCCGTTCTCCTCGTCGATGATAGCCTTCTTGTTGGTGTCGTGGTCGAACTCCCCTTCGGTCACCCCACCTTCTTCCCCGATGTAACCGCCTTCTTCAAATCCAGCGGCACTTATCATAGCTTGTTGCTCTGGAGACAGAATATCTCCTATCGTTGCACCACGGTCAAAAATTGGATTACTTGGAGTCGACGATTCAGTCCCGAACTGGGCAAAATCTGCAGGGTTGTAATTAGGTGCAGTAGCGTTTCTGTTCAAGAAATCACCTTGCTGCAACAACCCCTGTGTGAGTGCATTACCCATAGCCATTACCCCCTCTGTAGTGGCAGCTTGGCTAGCGAATATACCTGACTGCGCCACGTCCCCAGCCTGAGCAGCCCTGTTCATCAGCATCTGTTCTAAAGACAGGTCTCGCTGCAGCGCTTGCATGCGTGCTCTTTCGGCGTCTTGCGCCATGCCCATCTCCCCTGCTAAAGTCTGTTGCGTCCCTGCTACATCAGCCTGTTGCTGTGCAGCCAAAGCGCTGTCTATTACTCTAGTCCCTGCTGATTGCAAGGCCCTCGGGGAGTCACGCAAAGCTGCGATGGCCCGAGCTTGAGCCTCGTCAGTTCTCTGCGCTGCCATATCCCCAATCGCCCTCCCTGCCTCGAGTTGAGACATGCGGGCGTCACGGAGCTGTTGGCTTGGTTCGAAACTAATATCGCGGATAGCCTGTAGGCTGCGGTCGAACTGTCCTTCAGCAGCCTGTTGCCTTTCGGCTAGGTCTCGGCGCAGCTTGCCTTGTTGGGCTAGGCCTACGCCAGTACCTATGACTGAAGGGATGAGACTAAGAAGTACGGACATAATTCAAAAATACGAAATAAGTTACTTGCTGTGATCGAGGTCCGTTGGAGAGTACTCTAGATTCAAGGCATACAGCTCATATGGTTGGTTGCCAAGAAGGACAGTAGCGTCTGCAGTCTGACCTTTCAAGTCATCTCCATTGATACTTGCAGGGGTGACACTGAACAACAAGTATTCACCTGCACTATAGATGTCTTCACCTCCAGTCTCAGTCTCATTGAACCAAGTGCTGTACATATCTGCAGGCGATAGGCCCTCTGAGTCGGCCGCCGCGCTTTCAAAGTCCACTCGCAATCGAATGATTCCAGGCTCAGTGTTGCTAAACAGATTGCTAGCACTAGAGAGAGTAAGGTCTGATGGCAACCCCGCATACCCGAGGCTGATATCTACAGGCGAACTGCTGTTGACAGTGAAGTACTGGATGTCTGCGAGGGGGTCATTGTTGTATATGAAGAACTTGGTGTTGCTAATACCATCGTTGCTCAAGTTGCTCTTCCCCCCCTCAGAAAAAACAATCCTGTACGGGGCGTTAGCTACAGATGAATCTAAACTGACACCTGCGGACTCGTCGTTGTCAACCCTAGTAATCCTACCTACAAGGTTGATGGTAGTGCCGTTCGGAGTTTGGCTTTGACCGACATGCCCATACATAATACCCCCTTTCTCTTGTAGTGGCCCTGCCGTCCCCGTCTTTACTTGTGAGGGTGAGGAGCTGTTGTTGACTAAAAACGTATTGCTCCCATTTACGTTATTGGTAGACTCCAAAGAGAACGCCTTATATACCTTGTTTACAGAGGGGTTTTCGTTAAAGGTGACATTCAAGCCACTAGTGTATGTGGCATCGTAGAAAGTACACCTGTTTTCGTTTTCATCGTGCTTCCACACCGCATCAGATGTGAAGTTGCTTGCAAAAGAAATCAAGCAGCGATCAATAAAACCATAACATGAAGAGACAAAGGAGTATCGAGTTTTCCAAAACCCCCCTCTATTGCTGTATGCTACTGTTTTCCCTGCCATTACGTTGCTGCCTCAGTGTTGTCTGTATCTGTGGTGTCTGACGAGTCCGTGGTGTACAAGTCCCAACCAGCGTTTATTTCATCTCTAATGATTCCCCGAACAGTGGGGGGTAGGCTTTCGTACAACCTTACTTCCTGCATGAACCCTAGCACGCCGTAATTATTTTTTGCTGGGGTAGCAGTCCCTATCGCAAAATTAAAATTTGTCGAGGATTTTATAGCGCCCTCAAAGTTTGCAGAGTACTGGTTTATAGTTACGTCTCTACTTGTGCCATCAGCACTAACATGAAGGTTTACTAGAGATGGCCCCATGCCCGCCGCAAAACCATCCCTAGCTTCAGGTACAAGCTGCCCGAAATCGGCAGTCGCATTTGTATAGGTCGTACGAAAAGCAAATACCTGTACGCGATCTCCTCTAACTTGAACGAAACCCCTGTTGTATGGGTCTGCCTCGTAATCACCGTCGGGGTAGTTGTACAGGCCATCATTTATACCATCAAACGTCATAGGAGGAATGCTGCTATGGCTAGTGAGCGTACCCATACTACCCCCCGCCGCAAATGGGTTGGGATCACTTGGGTCGTTATAGTTGCTCCCTGCGTGGCTTCTCTCCCACGCGAAGAAGAAGTCTCTGTTTACAAACGGAGTCTCCAATTCGTTTATCAAGTACTTCTTGTTCTCCTGACTGCGATTGTCGTGGATGTCGAACAGGATAGCTACTCGACCGTTCGCCCCGTATACAATACCCTGTTCTGTAGCCACTAGTGGGGCCCTCAAAGGGTTTGTTTGGAAGCAGTGATTACCGAACCCAGACTGATCATACCAACGAATGACTTCGATGTTGACAAGCCCAACTTGTCCTAAGTCGATAAACTGCTGCAGCTCTGCAACACTAAGATAGCCCTCATCGTCAAAACCTATGTCTTGTTCGTCCCCTGTGAAACTGTTGCGCACCCGAATGCAAAGGTCTACGTTGAATACCTTTCTTAAAGAGTACGTAGCTAGTATCTGTTGTTCAAAAACACCACTTACAGCGGGAGAACCAGGATCCCCAAGTTCTGTAGTCTCCTCTTCCTCTTCCTCAGCTACATCCTCTTCCTCCTCTACGTCAGGTATTTCGTCGTCAGGTATAATGACGTCGTCCCCTACATCGACAGAAGTAATATCAAACTGAATTTCTGCTTCAGGACTTATGAGCTGTAGTTCAGGCTGCATATACTGAACATCGTCAGTTTGAGGGATTTCCTCCAAACCAGCAATAGTAATGAGATACTCGTCTTTCAGTGGGTCGTAGCCACTGACAATGCGAATCTCTCCATCTTGTTCGACAACATCTTCGAAAGCATCTCGGAAGAAAGAGTTCATCCCCTTACGAGAAATAACTTGCAGTCCGTTAGAGGGGTTGAACCTATACACCTCCCCCCGAGACTTGTGAGCAAAGTATACGTTAGTGTCCACCTTGATTACTGACTCAGGGTTGTTGTCACATCCGTAAGCCCCAGCATAGAACACTTGCTTGCCTAAAATTTTATCGGACGAAATCAAAGTGTCTTGACCCAAAGCGTCAGACAGTACGTTGCGAGACACAGGAATTGCACTAGCCTTGTCCTCTTGCACTACAAACAACGAGTCAGAGTAGTTCAGCAAAGCGTTAATACTACCGTGTTCGTTTGGTAGGTCTTTAAACGGGGCGTTGAAAGCGTTGAAAGACGTGTACCGTAGTCTCTTCGTACTGTAGTCGTTTTTGTCAGAGAAAGTAACTGAAGAGAAACGCCTCACCTCGTTGCGTAGGGTGCTTACAAACTTGCGCTTTCCGAATCCGTTGACCTCTGAGTTGACAATGGTATCGTTGAACCTGTCGCTCTCTATATAGTAAGGTCGGAAACGAGGTCCGATAGGACTCCCGTCTGTTTCCTCGATAAGGTGCTGAAACACTGCGTCCTGAGCGTTCCATTCAGTGATATTTACAGGGGCCTGTCGCCACCACACATCACCTCTAGAAACAGTGATGACAGGGGCTTGGTGCAAAAGCTCACCCTCTTCGTTCCTACCAACGTTATACACCTCGCTTATTTCATGGTAGACCCTTTCCTCGGGATTTGTTACTCGACGAGGGGAAATGATTTCTACTATACAGCGATTGTTCCAAGCGTGATTTGGTGATGTAGCCTCGTTATCACCGCTCAATACATCTGCGTGCGCAAACTTACCTAGACCATCTACGTTGTCTTTCAAGATTAAAAACTGTCCTTGTAAATGTTCAGGAACATCTAATCCGTCTGCTACTAACGGGTTTTGATCGGAGTCCGACCCAAGGGTAACTAAGTCTACAATCTCAAATATTAAGTTAGAAGGGTAGCTAACCGCTAGCTCATTGCCGTAGTATGATACGACCCGTAAATAGTCGCCTGGCGAATACACATACAGGTTCTGTGTCCCGTCATTAGCTTTGGCCCCATATGCCTTAGTGTACGAAACTGTGGGGTGCCCTTGCAAATAATTGAGAGATACATAGATATTGTCGTTTTCTACCGACTCCCCATCTACAGCAAAGAAAGCCCCAGCCGTGCTAAACTGTATAAAGTCTCGCACTGAGCTATTACCTGCATAAACGATTTGGTAGTTGTGAGCCCACGGTGGGGGGGTGTGTCCAAGCTGAATCTCGACTTCTGCCCTGCCTTGATTGCCTTGTCTGCCTGCAGAGTTTGCGTTAGCCCCGTCAGATGGGTTGTACCCACCTACAAACACAGACCCCAACCTATTGACTACCCCCGAGCGACCGCGCTCATCGTAGTACACGACCCCGAAGTCGTGATTAGCGTTGGTTTTAAAACTTCTGTAGTCTCCTGCACCATCTCCTTCAGCAAAAAAAGAGTCAATAGAGGTCCGAACAAAAGAAAGTTCTGCTAAATCGCCTGAGCCTGCAAAACCCAAATCAGAAAGAATCAAGCCGCCTGTGACAGGATTTATAGTATCAACAAAGGTTTGGCATCTTGCTTTACTGATGGTTCTACCGCCAGGGCTCAAATCTATACCATTATATATAGATGAGTCTGGATGATCGAAGGAGTGAAAGAAATGATGAGGATTATCTGATGATATTAGTTCAGCGTTTTTCTTAAATGTGGCAAGTCCACCAAATATTTGTTCAAACCCAAAGCAACCAATATCATCAGCCTCTGCTTCGTCTTGGATAGGGTTGATATTTATACCTATAACACTTGGGAACTCAGACTGTGTGAACTCTTCATCAATATCCACTGCCTTCTCCAACACTTGCAACCCACCCTCACCATCAACCATAGATACCCCAGCCGTATTGACAGCTATCGGGTCTATAGGGACTTGAGGGTTGGCTTGTTGAAACTGTTGCACCGCCTCTCTACGAAACGAGTTGACAATCAACAAGTCTGTCTCCTCTAAGCCTGTCTGACCAACAGAGTGCAAGTACCCAACTACCTTTCTTCGTTCTCCGCTGATAGGATTTGAGTAAATCGCGTCATTCCCAACAGTACTGCTGTCTACGTTGTGCAATACATAGCTCAACAAGCCTGGCTCTACCTCTTCGCCATCCTCAACTACATCTAAAATGTTATGGGTCTCTAAATAGTCTGCACTGAAGACTCGGTATCCACGTAATTTCAGCTTATCTGCTGTTATCACAGGTATGCAGCTCCTCACATCTAGAGCGTTTACATCAGCTATTTCTAAAGCAATCGCTTTTTTCGATGCGTTGTCTGCAAAAAGATGGGGGAGGTCAACCAAGTTGAAAGACAGGTTGGCCTGATTCACGATTGCATACCCCGTGGGTGGTTTATATTGAGGTTGACTGGCACTGCTTGATGTGTCGTCATCATCGTCGCAAACAGGGAAGATTAATCTAGCGTTATCTAACCCGCCTTGCCTTGGCATAATAGCTGTTGTTGGACCTTTAGCTCTGTCTGTATCTAAAGACAATTTGCTAAAATCTATGTCGTCTTGATCCTCCTCATTATTAGGGTCGACAAAACCTAAGTTATAAGTATAGTTAGGAGCGAATACTAAATCGTTAAGCTGAGTGTTTTCTACAGCGACCACACCGCCACCCGTGAGGTATTGAACTATAGCGTTCAAAGCAAAACTAGGGCCATCGTCGACAGCCTCTATGACAACAAAGCTGCAAGAAAAGGTGACAGGCTGACCAGAAAACTTCAAAGCAGAAGTCGGGGAGCTCCCAACCGTTACTTTTCGACTAATGCCAGATGCTTGATTCCCTGGGTGCTCAGTATTCTTCCACCTCAAATCTGACGTCCCCACGCCTGAGTTCCTGCAGAAAAGAAAAGTTTTGTTGATGTTAGACCCTGTAGTGGGGATATCGCTAGAAACAGTAGCTGCGGGAGACTGAAGCGTACCTGCGTCAGTAAATCGGTTTAAGTGATAGGAGTTTTGTGCGTTGTATAAGTCGAAACTCTGACCTGGATTAAAGGTCACTTCAAATCCTATAGAGGTACCAGCAGGCAAGTTGTTTGGAACTTCGCTAGTATCGATTGTCATCCCTGTGACACGCTGTGCTAACTGTGTGGCTTCTAAATCTGTGCTCTCTGGGTCTAGAGTAATCAGCGTTGATTTCACATCAATGTCTACAAACAGAAGGTCAGTGGGCCTTTGTTGGTATTGTACTGTGAGTTGAGCCTGTATGTTAGGCTCATCAAAACCTTCCAGGTAGTTCCCATAAAACAGCCTATCCTCTACTACAGCAACTGCCTCAGCCACTCTAGGCAGGCTGTCAAACTGTTTTTGTTCTTCTTCTGTAGTAATTCCCGTTACAACCTGATCGTTGTAGAAGTTGTAGCTGATGGTGTTATTGGCCCCCGTGTTGGGGCGCTCATCGATTACGAAGAAAGACCCACTGTTTCCACGCCTAGCCAAGATTCTCACTGACTCAGTTTCATCAGTAAAGTTGGGGGCTCCAAAAACCTCTGGGTTTATCTGCAAAACACAGACGTTAGCAACAGACGGGGGGGTAGAGTTAGAAGTGTATTGCAGGTACTGCGGCGGGATGGCAATGTCTGAGTATGTAGACAACGCTGACTCCTCTCCACTGCGGTAAATGCACTGAAAAGCAAACTGAAAACCTTGAGTATCTCGAAAGTCACTTATTGCACGAGAGGGGTCCGTACCAAACTCGAATACAATGGGGTGCATAGGAGTCTTTGGACAGGCAGTGATGAAATCCTTTCGATCTGCCTGCAGCGCCTCAAACTGGTATGGGTTGTCTTCACGGGCACGCAAAACATCTAGCTTGCGCGGCTCGTTGACGTTGTCTGTGAAGTACAGCATTGGACGGAAATCGCCCGCATCACCCGCCACATGGACCACTGTGCCCTGTACAACACCGTTTGATTGGAAGTTAAACTCGCTTGTAGAGTAAACTTCTAAGTACACATCGGTCCCACTGCCAAAGTAGTTTTGAGTATCGTATGCGTACACACCGTGCTCCTCTGCTAGAGTAGAATACACGAAGAAAAAAACCACCCCAGTTTTAGCGTCAGATACACTCCCTATGACCCTGCGATTCCCGTCAGCAGTGAATAGTATTGAATCTGCTTTTTCTTGATGCACGTTGCCTTTCACAGGCTTCAATACCCCTTCGTTACCCGTGTCGTCAGAGCTATCAAAGTTGTCAAAATCTTCAGTGACGACGATGTTTAAGGCGTCGTTCATCTCGGTCTTTTTCTTCAAGCGGTTGTCGCTAGAAGAGTTCAAGACCCTTGGGAGTAGTTTCTCAATCATCAGTACTTCGGAGCCTGCTTGAAGTTTTTACGGATTGTCTTCAGTGCCTCGTCCTTTGTGAAGTTACCTAGCCGCGCCTTAGCCTTGCGGCGCTCGTTGTAGTACTCTGCCCGAGCCCGCATCTTTTCGTTGGCGGGGACAGTAGACTTGCGCTCACACAACTTGTAATACATAAAGCACCGCAGCGCCTCTTCTATGTATACGTGGATGACGGGGTTGGTAGAGCGGGCCTCATCAGCGATATACTCGATTACTACCTCTGCTACTCCAGACTCAGTGTCTATCTCAATCCTGTTTTGATCCAAGTTGAGGCGGTACTCACCACGCAGGTGACCACCCCCGACACCGTACAACCTCCCTAAGCCACCTTGATACAGGTAGTTTTGGAAGACATAGTAGTCAAAGTCGTTGTCTGTACTATCGGTACCTGAAGTGCTGCCCTTGCTATCCTCTCTGTTCAAGATTCTGTTAACCTCAATATCTAATGGCCCTGTTCCACTGTTGCTGGTTGAACTAGTATCGCTATCTACAATCCCGTCAGGAGGGTCATCTGTATCTATTTGCTGTATGCGTTGAGAATAGTTGATGTTTTTGTTCTGCCCGAGTACGTGCAGCACCCCATCCTCTCCTACGACACCTAGCTTTACCAGGTCTACATAGTCGTCAGGCAACTGCACTGTGTTGTTGCTTGTATCTACGGTGCGCTTCAATGACCGCACGCGAGAGCTGACATCGAAACCAAACTCTCGGATACCTCGCAGTGCAATGTTTCTAATCGCCGCGTCGTTGACGTTGCTGATAAAGTCATCGCTGTCCATGGTGATGATGAAATCATCCACCACCTGTCTCAAGGTCACAAAGTTTTGTCCGTCAGATAGTGCCATTATTCAGCTTGCGTTTGTTGCAACCCATAGGCCGCCAATGTTGTATCCCTCAACCGCACCCCGATCATCTTGACAATCTCTGACACCACTTCGTTGAAGTAGTGCTCGGGCAAATCGAAGTTGCGGGAGTCGAACTCATTGAAAATAGTAAACCCTGTAGCAGGGTCCACAGAAATCGTAGAGTATGTAGGGTGGGACTCAAAGTCTACTACGTTCGTTGCGATTACTCGAGATCGTGGCTGCCTATAATACACCATCGTTACTGCCTCCACTGCTTCGGGAAACACTTGAACGTAGTTCCCCATAACCAAAGCCGCAGGGAACTCTTGAGTAGGGGTGGAGAGATTGCTTTGCAACACCCTCTGTGCTTTTTCTGCGTCGTATATAAGCTCCACAGAAGTGTTTGTCCCCGTAACATACATGTTTATGATACGTGACAAATCAATAGGCTTTGCAAATCCAATCCCGTCTTCAGGATCTACACTCACTATAGTCTCATTCCCGTCTTCATCAGTAACTGTTGCTTCATAAACATCAGAAACGTCGTCAACCTCAATGCCTACTTGACGTATAAACATAGCCAAATCCTCCTCGACCATCTTATAGGCTGACTTGTCTCTACCCGCATCCCTGCCTGAAGCACGTAGCGCGTTGGCTATCTTCAGTTCGTTGAACATCTCGTTGTAGACGTTCTGCTGTGCTGTGCGTGCCAAGGTGTCGAAAACCAAAGGGGTAACAAACCCTTTCTGGTCTTTGTTACAAATCTCCCTGACGGTTTCGTATACCCGCTGTACGCTTATCATAATTACAAATATAAAAAAGAAAAGGCCGCTCGAGGCGGCCTTCCCTTCTGTATACTAGGCTCTTAACCTAGTCTAGAGAGTTTATCCTCTAGGTTGCTGAGTACCGAAGCTCCTTTCTCTGTAAGGCAAAATCGTGTCATCACATCGATCGGGTCTTGACCAGTAGGGACAGAGACGATGAGAGAGTTGCTATCGAACCAGTACACCCCGTCAGGTTTGAGGTTGATGAACTGGTAGTCCCCTGCTTGCTTCACGATAGATCGTGCTTGCACTTGCGGGTTGTCGAAGGACTGAATGAACTCCGCAGGCTTCTTCTTGGCGATGTTCAGTAGGTTGAAGCGAATCTCGCTAGTAGGGGAATCAACATTGAACCCAAAGAAAATAGCTACAGGAAGAAGCTCTTCGATGCTTTTGTCGCGAACCATAGAGATGGCATCGTTGAGCAAGAACTCTTCTTTTAATTCTTTCTCTGCATCGCGCTTTTTGTCTACCTGACGGAAGAGGTTGCCTCCATTAGCTGCGTTCATGGGATGAATATCCAAGAACTTACGCATGTTGGGCTTATCGCGAGGGACAAAGAGCTTTTTGTCACGGAACACCACGGCCTCTTTCCTTGCTTTGTCGCCTTGCTCGTCGGCCCAAATGCTAGGCTCGTTGGGACAATAGCGGATTTCTCGAACTGTATCGTTCTCTTCATCGTACACTGTAAGCCCTTTTTGTGGGAGCATAGTAACGATACCGCCTGCGTTGATGATTTCGTACTCTACGTTCTTGAGCACCTCCTCTGTGCGGCGCACTACAGTGCTTTTCCTTCGCGTCGTTTTAGTTGGGGGGGCGACTTTATTGGTCGCATCGGACAAGGTCTTTTTAGGCCGACCAGGGCTACGCTTTGTTTCAGTCATATTGTATTGAATTAAAGTAGTTCAAATATAATCAAACTGAGAACTTGTACTTTTCAAACAAATCCTTGGCTAGCTTTGCCGCAAATACCGTCCCAATATCTTCAGTGATTATCCCAACCCTAGGGATGTTATGCCTGAATGCGTCACCACCGATGCGGTCTACCGAAAGAATACCGCTAGTTCGGCCAATGCCCACCTCCTCTTGCTTGGGTATAAACCCTACTACATCTCCAAGGTGATTGTGTACGTAAAGATTGTTTTCTTTATCTCTACGTAAGACAAAAACATAAGTCTGTTGTCCTTCAAATAAAGACGTATTCACATCAGGATGATCTAGAAGTAGGTCAGGAAAAATGTACGCAGATGTTCCGTCGGCGGTGTTGTTTGTGTTTACAAAAGCGCGTCTATACGTAGACCCTATCGCGTGGTTCACATGAAACTCATCGGGACCAGGGTCAACACTAGCAATAGTAGTTCCGAATCCAATGTGAGTGCCTAGACTAGAATGAGCGAATACGCTGCCACCAAACACGCTATAGGGTCCCGTTGTCCCAACAACCATGTATGCTGTATACGCCCCTTCTACTTCCAAAGTATTAGCCAAGTGCAAACTTTCCGAGGTAGCAAACTGCACCGCAAGGTCATTACTCCCCATAATCCCGTTGTCCCTTTGTACGTCTGGGGTTCCTGTGTCGTTCGTGATGTCGAATGTAGTGCCGCCAGTACCAGCGTTGGCCCAAGTGTTTGCCGCCCCCACTTGGTCGTTAAGACTCAGTCCCGCTAGTCCAGTTTCGTTATAGTCGATGATTGGCATCAACGACGGGGCAGGGAACGTGATGTCGGCAATCGTGGTGGTAGTGGTCTGTGTCAAGTCAGAAGATGCAGGGTCATTGCTGATTGCTTGAGTGGACATAACAACAGGGAGGGCAGGGACCACAGCGTTGACTTCAGTTTTACCTGACACTTTAGCTTGAGAGATAGTAGAGAACCCACTTACGGTATCAAATACCATCACATTCTTTTTGCTATCAGAACCTATGAACTCCATGACATTACGCATGAACTCAAACTCTTGACCTTCCTCACAAGCTACTGCAACCTTAGTTCGCTCTATCGCTTCTCTTGACGTCAAGGCGCTGTGCTCATACACTCCTGCGTCTTTGAATGTGAAGTTCACCTTCCCCTCTTCAGCGGTCATATGAGACAGGTTTTCTGCAGGCACCCCAAACACTGATAAGTTCTCTCCAGTGTTAGATTTTGCAGTGCTGAAAGGCGTGACAGCCTCTCTACGGAACAAGAAGAATTTCATATTACAAATATACCGACAATAAAAAAGGGGGCCGAAGCCCCCTTTCTCATAAAGTTCGAGTTGCTTATTAATCGCCGAGCACCATGTATTCGACAGCGAAAAAAACTTCCCCTGCAGTAAAGGCTCCCGTAGACGCTTTTACTTCTCCGAAAATTTCTCTCCCAGAAGCAGAGTAAGCAGCGTCTGCAACTACCACAACAGCAGCGGCACCTCCTAAAGAAGTGTTTCTTTCCGCATCAGTTGAGTTCCCCTTGCCCGCAGCTAGTGAAGTTCCCGACCCTGCTAGGCCGTCAGCATCGAGAGCAACGATTTGAGCGCCACTAGCGGCAGTTCCAAATCTTGTGCCAAGAGTAGCAGTAGCATATGCAAGTGCAGTCTTAACAACAGCATAGCAATCCAAAATAACAGCATTAGGTGGAAGTTGCATTGCGCCTGAAGTGATTTTGTCTGATGACGCTACAAAAGATGCACTTGTCTCTACGACATTTACAACGCCTTTTGAAGCCCTTACTTCGTTAGCGTCTAGTTTTTTAAGAATTAGTTCGTTCATAGTTTCTAAATATTTGTTGGGTTAAATGTTGTGGAAATGTCTATAGACAACGTGAATCTCAAACTTTCCAGCAGCAGAAGCCGCAGTGCTTGCACTAATGCGACCAAATAGAGTCTTTGCCTCTGTAGCGTACGAAGCGTTAGCGGTTTCGCTTGCAGCGTCACCAGTGGCGAAGCCGTCGGTAGAGCCCCCCACAAAGGTTACGTCCGTTGTATTGGCGAGCTTGTATACAGTGTTCGCAGGGATGGTAGTACCTTCGTCTAGAAGACCGTCAGTGCCACCATCAACAACGTCAGTGCCCGTGTGGTCACTATTGTATCCCATCAGGATGCCAATGTCGCCGCTAGAGATAGTCGGGGCCTCGACAACGCGGATAATAACATCCTCAACAATAGTGTTCGCGGGTTGATCAACACTAAAATCCGTATTGCCAGAGCTGGTAATCGCATCATCAATGACAATGCATGTAGCCGATGTAATGCTTCCTTGAAGCGATTTGAATGTAGCCATGATTATTATCGTTATGAAGGTTGAGAGAGAACCCCGAAGGGCCCTCTCTCTCACTTCAAGTTATTAGCCCTTGAGGACAACGTGGTGATTAGCAGCGCGGACGCAGAGAGCAACCTCAGAACGGTAGTGGAAGACCGCTTGGTCAGTTCCCACGTCACCGTTGTTGGTGTGTCCGAGGACGCCACCGCCAGTCACCCAGTGCTCCATCTCACGGCTGTAGCCATTAGCCTCCTTGTAGTACAAAGACAATGAAGGTGAGCTATTACCCGTGCGAGCGTCAACGACGTTAGCAAGAGGCACCATAGCACCCTGAATGTGGTTGCTTGCACCCAAGAGAGTAGGATCGTTCAGGAGCTTCCAGTCGTGCTTGTGGAACGTGTATCCACCACGGGTGAAGCTCTTGAATCCGAGCTGCACGGCGATATCAGGCTGATTTTGGAAAGCACCGAACTGCCCTGGCAGACCCGCCGTGACACCCGTAGCGATACCGCTAGCGAGCATGTCGTCGATGGCGAGGTCTTGCTTGCGGTTCAAGTACATAGCATACTCAGCAGGAGCACCTTGCTTGTCGAGCTCGATGATGATATCGTCAATCTCAGAGAAGCTGTCAAGCGGGTTGGCATTAGCACCAGTAACTTGGATGCCGCGATCATCGATAGCGCTGAAGTAACCTTCAGAACCTGCGAGGTCGTTGTCCAAAGCTGCACCGCCAGATCCATCATGCTGCTCACCAAAGAGCATCATCATCTCGCGCTGGTCCTCAAAACGCTTGCGAGCCTCTTGCTCGGCGTACATAAACCAACGATACTCACCGCCACCGACGTTAACCCATCCGATGTTCGTGGCCTGAGAACCGTTGACTTCGTGACGTCCCTTGATAATCATGAATGGGTTCTTACGCTTAAGAACACCTGTCTCACGGAATCCAGTTGGTTGGTTCGTTCCTTGAGCGTACATGTTTCCAAGCACAATCAACTCACCACCCGTACCGTCAAGGTCAGCAGAAACGTCAACCGCTGTTCCATCGAGCTTTACAAGGACTGCTGGTTGAGCAGTCCCAGTGCTAAAGCCACCAGACTTAACAATAAAACGTGTGCCTGTAGAGCTGTCCATCAAGACGTCGTTTGCCTGTACGTTAGAGGTCAAACTGTCCGCGCCTGCTTGAAAAGTAATAGAAGATCCATCAGCATTGCTGTGGTCTGCAGTTACATAAGTAAAGGTAGCGTGACGACGGCCAACCTCCCACCAATCGACTTGGTCGGAGCTACCACCAGAGGTGATGGCGCCAGTCAGTTTCAGAAAGCCCGTGATACCTTGGTTGCCGTAGGTCTCTACAAGATCTGGCATGACCAAGTCCTTAGTGGTCTTGACCAAGTTATCAATGGTAGTATAAGTTTCGGGCGTGATTCGGAAATCCGTACCTGCCGCGTTAATAGCAGGGATGTCTGTTCCCCGCGTGGTTCCAATAGAAGCCATATTTTCCTATGTTAAATGTTGAATGTGACCTTACTGTTGTTTTTCTGCAAGATCTGTCTCACCTGATCGGCGAGAGGGTTAGTTTGATTTTGACCGCTAGCATCGTTTGGTGCTGCAGCCTGTACGTTTGCTGCATTCGTCACCACCCCACGTTGACCATCGCTCATGCCCTGCCGATAGGCAGACTGCACGATTACATCTATGTTGTCAACAACAGCACGGTGCGAAGACAGCGTGTCATAGTCCCAGCTACCATCTTCTCTGACGTATGGGTCAAAGTAGTTTTCTAGCTGGGCGTTCTTTTGCTTCAACTCTCCTTTATAGGCATCATCAAGACCGAACGTAAACGTCTTGTCACCACCGAGGTCGAATTCCAACCCCTCTAGTGCATCTACGTTGTATGACATCTCCGCTATCCAGGACTCGTCAATGAGCGGTTCCGTCTCGGCCTGCTCGACTTCCTGTCGCTGTGGGGCGATATACCCTGAGCGCAAAGTTTCAATGCTGTCTTTTGCCTTCTGCCCATCCATCTTGAGCTGAAGCTGTGAAAGCTGAATCTCTTGTTCGGTATGAACGTCGGGGTCCAACTTGTATTTGCTCTTGAGCAAGAGGTTGACTTCCTCGCCACTGAGGTTCGGGTGATCCGAAGCCATCTGCACACGCAATGCGGTGAAGTCGTCCATCTCGGACGGATTCAACTGCTGGTATGCAAACCAATCTTCAGGTCTCCGCCCCGTGTCCTGTACGAACTTGGCGATGACTTCTAGCCCCTCGTCGAGCTTTTGCGGTGCAGCCAATTGGTCGAGTGAGGTGATGTCTCTCCCCAGCCTCTCGCTGAGATATGAGAAGACAGCACCCTCTACGTCTTGTTGGCTGTACTGCACCTGTTCTGGTTCAGGCTGCATAGCCTGTTCTTGAACTGGAGTTTCTACTTGCGGTTCGATAGCTTCTGCATCTGTAGCAGGAGTGCTATCGGTATTGGCAGCGAATTCCTCTTGGAAGCTAGCTGCCAGGTCTGTTGGATTGTCAAAGATTTGAATCTTTGGTTGCTCCTGTGCAGGGGTTTCCTGTACTGGTGCTTCTTCAATTACTGCCTCTTGTGCAGACGCCTGCTCTACGGCAGGCGCTTCTTGCTGAACTTCTTGTTCCATTGTATTTAATTAAATGTTTCTATTAAAACCTAAGTTGAAATGTATTTGCAGTGCGTCCGAGGCAGAGGTGATTGCCTGACTAGTATTGCCTCCATCAACCCATGCGCCTTGAACAAAAATCTTTCTATCTTCTCTAGTAGACTTTAATAATACAGGGTCTACAGGTCCAACGGTATCATTTCCACTATCGGTTTGCCCCCCAGAAAAACCCATTTGAATGCCAATTCCCGCCGCAGAAAATGCCCCCTCAATTCTAGAGTCAAAGTGAATTTTCTGGCCGCCTAAAAATCCATTAGCCACAAGATTTGCAGCGGTGATATTAGGCGCATCATTTATGGTTCCAATCGCAGTATCATTTGACTCAAAGAAGTAAAGAAAAATAGCGCCCGCTGTAGCCTCAGAATCTTTCCAAGTAGCGTAAATGGACTCCACCACGCACGTCTTTGCAGGAAGCTTTAACTCAGTGCCTACAAAAAGAACATCGCCCTCTGCATATTCGCTAGTATCTAACGTAGGAGTAATAGAGAGTCGTCGTGTCTGACTATAAGTAAACATCAGTTGTGTCCTAATACAAAGTAAAACGTAATCGGTGTGGTGTTGCCACTAATACTAAGTCCATCACCTGCACATGCGGCTTGAAAAAACACTTTCCTCTCTGCGTTATCAGAGTGCAAGATTACAGGGTTATCAAGAGTGTTATCGTCTCCTGAAAGCGTATTACCCCCTGAGAAAAATAAAGTTGCGTCAGTACTACCAGATGCGCTGATTGCTGTTTCTATCCCGCCATCACTTGAACCTGAATCACAGGTAGATTTTTTAATCCCCAAGAAGTTCATAGCAACAAAGTCGTCCGCAGAAATATTTGGGCTATGATTTCCACTCGTAGACGAATTGAACCTTGTTGTGCCTTTCTGAAAAAAATAAAACGTGATGCCGTCGTTGTTAAAACTATTAGTCCCGTCGGAATCGTTACCCACCCCATAAATAGACAGTAGTTCACAAGTCTCAGCGGGCAAAATCAATTCGGTGGGGGGGTATATCAGCTTATTGCTTTGGGTGGCGGTATACCCGCCCGTGTCAGGCACCAACTTTACAATGGCAACCTGTTTACAAGAAAACCCTGTGGTTGTATTGAACGCCCTCATCAGGTTCCGCCGTAAGGATTAGCAGAGTTGTCGTTACCAAACACACCGTACTCTACCATCTGATCGACGCGAGTGCCGTACACTTCGTATTTCTTGTCAGGTGAGACAGGGATGAACGCGAACTCTCCACCACCGATTTTGGCTACCAAACCTGTATCGGTATCGTTGTGGATGTAGATATAGTTTTCTAGCTCTGTCTCGAGGTTCTTGATGTATACGTAAGCCCGCTCAGAACACTGATTGGCAATGTAGATGCACAAGTCGTTCGTGTCTGCAGCCGTGCCTTTTACCTTTTGACGAATCAGGCTACCCGAATCGACAAGCAAATCTGCATTGACGTTCAAGGACAGGGGCGATGTCAACACCGCCGCACTAGTCAAAGAAAGGTTAGCCTTAATAGTTGCCATTAGGCTTCGTAGATGACCATGAACTCAATAGTGAAGGCAGTAGGCACACTAGGGGTAATCTTAATATCCTGGTCTCCGTTGTAAGGAATCAGGGCCCAATCGCCAGCGTATAGGCGGCCAAGAAGCTGTGACTCAACAGTAATGATAGCATTCTCTGTAGCCACAGTACTAGTGTTCTTGATGTACACCTTATGGGCCTTGTCGTCGGCATAGTCAGCCTTGTCAACAAGAGTGTACTGAGAGTCAGACGTAGTCGTCTTCCGACCCACACCCGTAGTCTGGTCTAAACCCGTCAAAGTGCCTGCTTTTGTAAGCGTAGCAGTCGAGGACAGCGAAAGCGCGTCACCCGTCAGGTCCGCACTAGAAAGCGTAATTGTTGCAGTGGTGGTAGCCATTCCTATTTATTTGTATACAAATATAATACTATTTCTTCTTGCCCTTCTTCTTGCCCTTTCCTGCACGAATCTTCGCCGCCTCTCGCTTTCCGAAGGCAGACTTCACTCGAGCCATAGCCCAAGCGTGCTGAGAAACCTTCGGGCGATTCCCTGAGGACATGTAAGCGGCCAAGCCTCGCTTGTACACTTGCTTTTGCGCAGCGTCCAAGCCAGCCATTCCGCCCTTCTTTAGGACCTTCATTTCATTCCAAGTTCCTTGCGGGCCATCTTAGCTTGCGCAGGATCTTTCAAGATCGCCTTGAGCATAGCTCCCTTTTCGGCATAGACCTTGCCCCCGTACATGTACATAGGCATATTCTTTTTTTTCATCATGCCACCGCCTGGCATTTTTTGCATCATACCGCCACCTGGCATCTTTTGCATCATACCCCCTTTCATATACATAGGGGTGTCTTTCTTTTTCATCTTCATATCTTATCTCTTCTTTTCATGAGTTGTTTTAGTCTCGCCTCTACTGCGGGCGGGAATCCTTTCTTTTTCCTTTTGCTTTTAGTGCCCCGATACTTATCGTAGATAGCAGAAATCTGAGCCATCAGCTTCTTGCGCTCCGCTACATTCGAGCTACCCTTTGTGTACTTGGGGTTGAACTTTTTAGCCATTATCCTTTCGGGTGGTTCGCCTGCTTAAACTTGGCTTGCTTGACAGCTCCTGGGTGTGGCTTGTAATCCCCTTTCATCAAGTAGTAACGGCCCTGCTCCTCCATCCAGTGAAAACCTTTGGGGGGATTAACCATAACTGTCTTGTTCAAAATTGTAAGCTTAGGGACCTTCCCACCCTTTTTCAAGATTTTCATCTTCTTAGGTGGGCGACCCACTTGATTTCCGTATGTTCCTTTTCCTTGTGGCATTATCAAAAAGAGCTCATTAATATTTCATCTACACTTTCTTGCACATCAGACTTTGAGGCTTCTATAGCCATCATAATGTTTGCCTGAAATCTTTCTACTTCCTCCCCGTCGTTAAAGATAATAATAGTAGGGACTACTACGATTTTATGCTTCTGCTGTAACTCAGGGCTTTCTACAATGTCGATGCGGGAGGTAGTGCAGTCCTTTAACTTTTCTATCCACTCTACTCCATTGCTCTTGTTGAAAGAGGCGTTAAACTCTACGACGCATACACCAGAGTTGCAGACCTCAGCCTCCGCAACCTCGGCTACATAGGCCGCCGCTGAGAAGAACGCAAATGCTGTAAAGAGGGCAAGTATTGCTTTCATAATTCATCTTACTTGAGTTGGTCGATTTTTTCTTCTATCCGTTTGATGTCTTCTTTTATCTCACCGACATCTTCTTGAGTAGACATAATAGTCTGTCGAATCAACTGGTCTTTCATATCAAACTCCATACGGGAAACCTCTGAGGGCAGAGGCTCAGGCAACTCTTTGGCCTCGGCGATATCGGCCTGCAGAGTAAACCACATTCCGATTAGAGAAGCCATCCCCACTCCAATTCCAGCCAGCGACTTAATGCTGACGTTGAATCCCATGTCCTCGTTAATCTCCTTTGCCATATCAGAATATTACGTAATTGACCCCAACCGAGAAGTCGTGCCACTCTCTGTTCCAGTACTTGTTATATCGTCCTTCTAGGAACCAGCCGAACGATCTATTGAGCTTCCACCCAAAGACCAGTCCCCCACTGTAGTCCACCCACTGCCCCCCGTTGAGTTGGAAGTAAGAAAACTCTGACCCCGTATCGAAATGTCGAGGCAAGACATTGGCCCACGAGTGCAACCAAAAGTCTTTGGTGTAGTGGTAGTAGTCGAACCCGACCACTAAGGAGTAGTTCCACTCTGTGTTTAGCTCTGATCGCTTACGCTGTACATAATCCTTCAGCACTTCAGGGATAACAACCTCCCGCCAAACATCAAAGCTATTAGCCACTACATCTCCGTCAGGATTCATATACTCACCTGTAGCGAAGTTATAGCTGTACCCCTCACTCAAAGCAAGCTGAGTGTAATGCAGGCTTCCGTTGGGGAGCTCCCACTGCTTTAGCGGATCATAACCATATGGCTCGGAGATGCGTTGTGCCGCCCCGATATTGAAAGACAGCTTACCCTTGGAGTTGATGCGCAGCCTCTGCGAAGCCTCGAGGTAGCTGACGTCGGCAAAGCCATCCTGGACATACTCTACCTTCCCCACAAACCTCCCACCGACGTATCTAAGGAAGTGGTTCTGGTCTAGGTACAGCACCCCTTGCTGCCTGCGATAGTCGCTTTCGAATAAGAACTCAAAACCTTTGACCGTACCGATTGTAGCTGCATCAGAGTAAGAGTGCTCCTCACCGTTGTAGAATACATTGGCTCGGTTCTCATACTTGAACCTAGCAATCTTCCGTATCCCTAGCGTTAGAGAGTAGTCGAATGGAGTCTGTACGATATCTGTCGACAGCGGTCCATTGAATACAGAGTACGTATTGTAGTCAGACAGAGAGTTGTTGCCGTTGACAGCCGCGTAGAAAGTAGAGAAGCGAAAAGCCTTCTTCAGTGTCTGAGCCCCACTCGCTAGTGGAATGCACAGGAGTAGAGCCAGTAGTAGTCTCATAGCTTAACGATGGTTTGCTTGAACATGCGATTGTCAGACACCACAATCAAGTGGTAGGTACCTAGGGGCCACTGCGATGCGTCTTGCGTCGGACTTGAAGACCGCAACACCTCCCTCCCTGTAGCGTCGAAGACAGTCAGGACAAACGGGTATGGGGAGTCTATATAAAACTGACGCTCTACAACCGTTGGGCGGATTGTAACCTCCTCTGCTAATTCAGTGACACCCGTAGGCCACCCCTGCTGACAGTAATCGTACAATCCAATACACCCACCATCCCACTCTGCCTCACAACAGTAAGGGTCTACTTCAATCACCCACCCATAACAAGAATCATTTAGCCAATATGGTACGCCTGGGCCTGTGGCACACCCCGCGTCATACAAGCACTCTCCCTCCGTGTTAGCCTCGATACTATAGTTGTAAGCGGACACGTCCATGCAACCAACGACGACAGGAACACAACTGCCGTTGTCTACATTAGCCCCCTCATCATAGTTGAGCGCACTGGGTTCTGTGCAACCAAAAACGGCAAACGTTAAACAAGACCCGTCATCATAGTCGGCCTCATACCCTTGAGTGTAATACTCGAGATACCCAGCCTGCATACATCCTGCGGCATAGTAGCAACTACTGTCAGCAGTATTTGCTAGTGCAGTATAGTTCTGGGCCAAAGTGTCTAAACATCCATAGACATACTCTTCGCAAAGGTTGCCGCAGTATGTCGTCGCTGTGTATGTGTATGGAAATGGGATGATGTTCCACTGAGGTACGTCGATGAGCGTGTCTCCCGTTGGGCCCTCAAGCATAAAACCGCACTGAGCCACGGTAAACAAAGACTGTGGCGTGGAGAAGAAGAACAACTCTACCTCTTCGTCAGAAGGGAGGTATAGCTCAAAGCTTTCTTGCACCCCATCTGCTGGCCCCATTTGGTACTGCGGGGAAATCCACTCCCCTTGCTTTACTCCAATCCAACTACCAAACCATCCATCACCAACACCGTCAGTAAGAGTTAAGGTGTAAAAGCAAGAGTCGGGTTGCTCCTCTACGTTAGCCTCAGGACTGTAGTTATAGTATGCTGTGTCTACACATCCGTATACCACTGGCGTTTCACAAAGCAAATCGAGAAACACCGTAGCGTCGGGGTTATACTCTAAGTACTCTGGGTCCCCACACCCCACCAAGTCCTCTACGGTTTGGCATACAGGGGCAGGGAAAGAAGCCTGTAAGCTGTATCCAAAGTTTGTGTTTTCTGATGGTAGTGACCAGATTTCTTCACCACACGCTTCCACTATAACTTTCCCGTCTTCTCCCCCCCACTGTGATCCATTCATCCCATCACCATACGAGTCTAGAACAAGGATTTGGATTTCACTACCTATAGACACGCAGGTGTTTGTCACAATCGGTATCCCCACGGGGGCGTCAGATAAGTCTCCTGTATTGATTGAGGCTATAACGCCCCCCTCGGTGAGGTCAATTAAACCCCAACTAGTCTCTGCTGGGTAATTGTCGGGAATGACTGTAATAGAAACCTCTGTTTCCGTAATGCTGCAGTTAGCAGACTCGACTACGTTACACCCCTGATTGAAGTTAGCCCAAGGGTTGTAGTTTGTGGCGGTAGAGTCAGTGCATCCAACTATAGCACCGCAAGGGAAGCAACTCTCCCAACAGAAGGTAGGGAGCGTCATCGATCCTTCTACGTTTAAGGGCCTGTTTACAAAGCCCCATTCATCGAACAAAAAGCACGGGGAGTTTAGAACTCCCGCTGGCATTTCTTGATATGCCCAATCATCTGCTGAAAACTTCCAGAGGTGGTCACCTAGCGGGAAATCAATCGTAACCTCCCATATACCGTCACCGTCTAGGTCTTGCATTTGATTGCAACTACCGCACCAGCCGTACCAACTTGTGTTCACCTCTGGCGTTACGATACCCTCTGGGTGTGGCCCGTTCAAATCCAATCTGAACTTTACGCTGTATAGACAGAAATCATCAATAACAGCCAACGGGTCATAGTTGCTAGCCTCTTCATCCATGCACCCAACAACTGGCGGTGGGCAAGGGAGCAAGTTGAATGGGATTTCGATTTGAGCAGAAGAGAAGTCATACACCCCTATATCTAACCCACATCCGTTCGTTAAAGTAAAAAACCCCTCCCCATATTGACAGCATATCCCGTCACCAAACTCGTCGTATGCTACAAACGTATACTGTCCTGGGGAGAGGTTTACTAGAACTTCTTCTGCTACCCCTGAGGCGACAACGTTAGTGTCAGACAGTATCTCCCATGAGCTTTCGTCGGCGTACTGATCAGAAACAAAATTTACGTTTACCCAGCTCTGCGCCTGCAGAGACAAGATAGGGAGGAGCAAGAACCATTTAGTTTTATTAGCCCAATACGCAGCACTCATCTTCCCCTTGGCTATGTTGCGGCGATGCCGAGCCTTGAAGCTTGCTCGCTTCTTCTTCATGCGGTCGCTCTCCCCCGCCTTTGGTTTACCTGCTGTCTTTGCCCCCTGCTGACCGTATCGGATAAGCTTCACCTTATTGCCTTCTTTCGCCAACACTATGTGCGACTTCTTCGGATGCTGAGGCGTTCTCTTCGGTTTATTTACCCCCTTCAGACCGTGCTTTTTCAGCAGGTTTCTTACTCTATTTGCAGTGGAGCTTGCCATCCCACAAATATAAATACTATGGCTTCACGCCATATTCGCCTGCCGATAGCGTATACGTCTTTACCCCTTTGGTCTCTTCACACAGGTAACTAAAACTCATTTGACTACCAACTTCAACTTCTAGCGTCTCGTAGCTCGCCTGATATCCATCATCTATAATTAAGCACTCAGAAATATCCTGCTCGTTATACCCCCACTCAAAGTTTGGGCAGTTGGTGTCCTGCCACTTTTCTAACAAGTTCTCTGCCGATTGAATAGTTACATATCTCGTAGCCATAATTAGGAGGTTGAAGTGCAAATCCACAGGTTGAGTCCTTTCGTGCTATTTGCTTCAATGTTCTGAAACTCAATTTCAGTTATTGTTGCAGTAACGTCACTACCCTGCAAGAAGTCGTTCAACGCTGTAAAGGTGTTCGTTGACGGCGCGATTAGACCGCTAGTGCCACCGAAGGAGTGAGGGTAACTTATCGTAGTATCCCAGTTCGCATACCAAGCACCATTTTTCTTTACGAATATCAAGTCAGAACCTCCAGATGTTGACCTTCTTATGTATTTGAGATCTTCAAAATCGCTATCTGTGCCCACTTGCTGATATGTTCTATTAGCTGAAGCAGGTTGAATACCCAAAGAGCTACTACTGTTTGTTGACATATACAGAGTCCCATCTGTCTTAATACACAACCCCGCATTCCTGGCAGCGTAAACAAACGGTTTGGACCAGTCCGTGTCCGACCCTACTTGTGTGGCGTAGTACACGTCAGTAGTGCTACCAGTTCCTAACACACCAGTGTTTCCTTCCCCCCAAGCGTACAGCTTTCCGTTCGCTGCAACAGCCATCCCATTTTGATACCCTAGATCTAAGCCACCAGCATTAAAGGTTTCATTGAGGTCGGTTGAAGACCCTGACTTTGCTCGCGTCCATGGCTTGGTACTGCCAGATGTAGTTCCTACAGGGAGCCCACCCTGAGCATTACTACCACAGACATATAGGTATTGAGCCCCTGACCCACCTTTGATAGCCATTGACTTTTGCGGGTATTGACCCCAACTAGTAATGTCTATCCAATCTGTATCTGACCCAAACTGTAGCCATTGGTTAGTGGCTGTTGTTGTGCTTTGACCCGTATCTCCGCTATCAGCATAACTAGAGATACTACCACACCACCACAAAGTGCCATCTGTTTTTATTGCCCACGCACCATTGTTGTGAATGTCGAACTTAGCTACACCAGTAAGAGTCTGAACAAAGTCCCTTGCCGCCGTTCCAGAACCAGCAGAGCCAACGGACCTACCCATGTAATTCGTGTTTGCATATCCAGCAGAATAAAGGACGCCAGATGAATCCAAACCAAAATAGTGATACTGACCAAGCCTAAGCTTTACAATATCTGTTGTACTGTGAAGAGCGTGTTTGTATAAAAATGGGACATCAACTGTAAACCAATCATCTGTATCTGGTACTGTTGATGACCGCGCAGCCTGTGCTTTTTCAAAGTAAAGCATTCCAGTTGTTCCCTCACTGGGAGTCGTAAGTCCCCCAGAGGCGACATCTTGACCGTTAATTGATGCTATGTTACCCACGTCAATTGCGTTAAATGATGCTATGTCTGGCATTATGAGAGGACGATGAAGTCATTCGATGGATTGAACCAAATCTGACCATTCGTGCTGTCGAGGCAATACCCGACTACACGGACTACATCTCCGCTACCAGAGGGTGCGGTACCAGTAATATCCCCTGCCGTAGTAGAGACATACAACTCATCAGCGATAGTACCTGGGTCGTGGTCCAAAGTAAACATACCACGAAGCAGCATTCCGTCTACGTCTGGATCAGTGCCCAACGCGATAGCGAGAAGACACCCACCAGAGGTAGAAGCTGCATCAGCGTCAGCGGCAGCCCAAGCTCCATCAGACTTGTAGTAGCACAATTCGCCTTGAGTTGTGCTACCAGTCCCAATCTTCACAATGTCCCCCTGAACACTGAAGTCCGTGTTTGAGGTTTTAGCAAAGACATTCTTTGTTGATGTGAGCTCACCAGTAACGTCAACGCCTGTATTTGTTACGCTGAGTCGCTCTGTATCATTGACCTTGATGTTGACCTCGTTTGCAGTGCTGAAGTCAACGTACTCCTGATCAGTAGCCGTCCCAATCTTTGTAATCCCCGTGTTGATGATAGAGGTAATTGTGGTCTGAGCCGCCGCTACATTAAGTGTGACGCTACCTGTGTCGCCACCACCAGAGAGCCCATCCCCCGCAGTCACACCCTCGATATCACCACCGCCACCGCCGCCACCACCTCCAGCGGCGGCAATCGTAATTGCTCCGTCAGCATTGGTAATCGTGACGTTGCTACCAGCCGTCAGGGTTGCTACAGCAGGTCCGCTAGTTCCCCCGATTAAAAGCTGACCGTTGGTAGACATGGCCGCAGCAGATACTGTATCGGTACCGCTGTCCTGCGTAATCAACACGGCCTTGTCAGCAAAAGACGTAGCTCCTGTTCCACCCTGCGCTACCGTCAGGCTACCCACTTCTAAGTCGATAGTACCATCGGCGTCTTGATAGGTTGCAGTGATACCGCTCTCGGTGTTGCTACTGAACATAGCACCAGCTATGTCTTGGACTTGATCCGTAGTGAGTTGCGTGTCAGACGTTTGATTTACATACGACAGGTTTCCAGACCCATCGGTCTTCAATACCTGACCGTTACTTCCATTCGATGTGGGCAGGGTGAACTGAACATCTCCCGCAAAATCAGCGTGAGCTGGAGCTTGGACGGTAACTTTGTGTGCCGCCGCACTTTCGCAGTAGAAATCAATCTTCGCGGGGCTACCAGTTCCGCTCCTTAGTTCGACGTGACCGTCTGATATTTTTACACCACTCGATGAACTAGAGCTATCTATATTGACCTTCCCGTTTCCATTGGGCTTGATATCAATATCCCCGTCCGAAGTGCTTACGATGTCATTACCATTGACATCGAGGTCCCCACCAAGCTGCGGGGAAGTATCTACAACGATGTTTGTTCCACCGTCGGCACCGTCAGAACCCGCAGGACCTTGCGGCCCTGTAGCACCTGTAGCGCCAGTAGCACCTGTAGCACCAGTCGCACCTGTAGCTCCAGTCGCACCAGTATCGCCCGTGTCACCCTTATCTCCCTTATCGCCCTTTGCGCCTGGACTAGAGACAGAGATGCTACTCGAGGCGGGCTGAGTTACCGTTACCGTAGTCCCATCAGTTACTGTAATCGTAGTTGACATTAGGCGAGAGCTTCAGAGATGTCATCGTTCACAGTGAAGTTCCCCTTCAAAATAGTCGTAGAAACCCCATCAAGAATCTGCTGCAAATCATAAACGTATCGGCCTGGAGACACTTGCCGCATAATGGAGTCACTAGCCGATATTGTCAAATTGCCTGAATCGTCAGTAGCAAATGAAAAATTGATTCCTTCATCTGCAGCCCTGCCACGATTTACGCTTCCAACAACCAGTTTGCGCTCTCCCCTCACCTTCTGTCTACCTCTGACTTGCATTAAGAATTCATACCCAGAAGTGGTCAGGGTCAAAGCGGTGCCTGTAGAGTCTTTAAGCAACAGATTAAGATTGAACGTGTCACCCTTTCTACACGTGATGTCCAGCTTCTCTGAAACATCGAGATTTACTTTACTAGCCATTATTGTAGCAGTTGTGAAATATCAAAACCAGTAGCTCCTTGCTCCTCTAGAGCCCCTCGCTCGCCTTTACGCTGGGAGATTAGCTTGCTTTGCTCCACAGCTTGCTTCTTTACCCGCTCGTCCTTTCTGTCGTCTTTCTGTTTTTCTACCTGTAATCGATTTATCTGATCGGCAGTCTTGTCTGCATTGCGATTCAAAAGTCTCAATTGCTCAATTTCTTTCTGCATCTCGTGCTTCACCTTTGCAATGGCAATCTCTGCTTCGGTCTCGAGTTGAATCTTCTGAGCGTCTAGCTGCGCCGTCATCTGCATCTCCTGCTGCTTCGCTTGCGACGCAACCAGGGCGGCCTGTTGAGCCTGCTGAGACTGCATCTGAGAATTCTGCATAGCGATTTCTTGCTGCTTCTTCATGCGCTTCTTTCGCCTAACCATCAGCAACTGTTCGGCCTGGTTCACATCTTTCATAGCTCGAACCGCCATAGCATCTTCTAGATCAAGCTCTTTCTGGGACAAAGCGATCTGAATGTTCTGCTCTAGATACACCCTGTCCTTGTCCTCCATCTCTCTTTGCACCTGCACCCCGAAGTTGTACATCGGCAAGTCGCTGAAAGAAGACAACACCCCCATGTTCGTTTCTCCGATAGCATTCTCATACGCCTTGAAGATGACCGAATCAGGAGGGAGAATCTGCAGGCACTTGACCACATCCTCACACACCTTCTTGTAGAGAATCATAGCCGCGTTAGTGACGTCATAGGTGGCGTTGTTGCTAGCTGCAATAGCCTGCTCTCGAACCCCCACGAGGGCATCGCTCTTTGGAGTAGAAGCATCGACCGCCTCGTTAATCCCCGTGGTATCGCGGATCATACGCAAGTAGTGGTTGTACAGCGCAATCAACTCATTGATGTTGCGGATGCTGTTCCCAATTTCTCGTACTGGGGGGTTTTGGAACCCACCCTCGGGGTTCTTACTGCGGTAGTAGAATACCCCCGTCTGCTCGTAAATGTCGTGGAGCTCTAGAGGCTGCAACTCCCCACCCTTGCCGAGCTGTACATTCTCCAACCCTTCGATATCGATTACCAACCCATCTGGCTTGGCCTTAGCGATAGCTTGCTGTAGCTTCAAGTGGGTGAGCTGCAACATGTCGGCAAAACCCACACAACTGTCCACCATAGACTTAGGTAGTTGGTCGTTGAGGTTGACCGCTACAGCAGAGAAAGAAAGTTTGGCACGAGATATATCGTGGATGTTTTTAGGCACGTTGGCTGTACGACCGTAGTTCAAGATGTGGTCAGTACCGAGGATGTACATGCCTGAGTACACCGTCTCCACTTCCATCTTATGTGGGGTACGCTCGTATACACTACCTGTACGCTCCTTGTACTTCATCCCCTGAAAGAAGAACCCCGTATTACCAAATCGGTTTTCTTTCTCTTCGAAGTGCATACAGTCTACAGACTTGAACTCGAAGTCCAAGACCTCCACCGTATACCCACCGTACTGACTCTTGTCAATTTTAGACGGGTAGTAAGGGGCTTTCATAGAGCGGTTCGAAGACGCACGCTTGGCGTTCTTCGTAATCTTCTTCATGTCTTCTTCCGTCAACTGGTCCCCCGCTAGTCGCTTCAGCTCTTGCAGGGGTATCTCCCGAACGCAACCTGCGTATACAATATCGTCTAGGTTGGGATCGTCAGTGTAGCTATGCACGAAGTTGACTGGGTCGACATACTCTACCCGAATACCATAGTTAGAGTCGTTGGTACGCTTCACCACGCTCATGCCCAAAGCTGCGAGGTCATTAACGCAGCGACGGAAGGTGTTGTCCTCGAAGTTGTTCCAAGACAAAGTCATATCCGTGGCTACTTGGGCGGCAATCTCTGCATCGGTCTTGATGTTGGTATCCATCAAGATTTCTGCCTCCTCAATGGTTTCGGGGAGCATGTCGGGGTCCTCGCCTACTAGCACCTCTCCCGTCAGCTCTTTCAGCTTCTGCAACTGGGGGCGGAGCTTGATTTGATTCTTGATCCTGTTTTTCTCTCGGTTCTTCTCCGAAGAAGAGAGCGGATCCACAGCCTCTAGGTTAGGGTATGGGTTTCTAGACAGAATCTTATTGACTACGACACGAACGAATTTAGGCAGGATAGGGACAGACGTGAAGTCTAAGTTCATCAGACTCCCGTCCCCATTGTTTGGGTCTAGAGCGTTTAGGAGCTGCTTGTATATGCTCGTGTCTTGTGTCCCGTTAGCGTAGTCCCTATTGCGAGCAAAAATATTCTTCCTACCCCCGTAAGTTGAAGATGTGCTGTCCGTGCTCCCCCACTGTCCTTCTATGGCCTTGGCATATTTCAACCCATACTCCTTGGAGATTTTCTCCTCGTATGGGGCCAAGGGATTGGGGAAACCACCTGACTGGTCACTCTTATTGTTATACATGTGGGGTCAAGTAATTATTACCCACAAATATAATAAATCAACCCCTCACCTTATACCGCCTGAAGAAGCGCTTCTCGTTGAAGTTCGACTCTTTCTTTTTTTGCTTCACTTTCTGTGCAGCTAGCAGGGCCAAACCAGAGCTTATTGTCAAGTCAAACTTGGTTCGGTTGCTAATGTCGTAGCCTATCCAATCCTCTAGGGTGCGGTTGAAGTACATGCTCCCCACTTCGCCAGTATCCCTGTTCACACCTACGTGATCATGGATGTACGCTTCGATAGCTTGTGCGTGAGACTGAATCACGTCTACCGAGTTCGATGGTATCCCTTTGGTCTTCACCTTCACATTCGTGTTTGCCGCGAAGAGGTGTTTTGGCCTGTCCATCAAGTACCCATCGTATCCGCGCTGCTCGAAGTACCTAGCTATCCCATACTTGTTGTTCTCTATCAAAATGGGGTACCCGTAGAATACCGCTGCCATAAGGACATCTTCGTAAAAAATGGAGGCCAACGGTGGACGGGAAGCGTACTCAAGAACAAACATGTTAGCAGGTACTTCCATATTGAACTTGTTGTATAGATGTAGTGCGCCCTTGGATCCCCTACCATCAACAGTAGCATCGAGGTCGTAGCTGTCCACCCCCCCACAACCAAAGTGAGGGTGAGGAGCGATTCTCTTGGTTCGGTCATAAGCTTTTTTGTTTCGAAGTTCTACTGGAGGCATCCAGGCTACCTTGAACCTTCCTTTTGGATTTGGAGTGAAAACCACCTCGGTATCCTCTACCCCACCTTTCCAAGTAAACTGCCCCGTAACCACAGGGTTGGGGAAGAGGTTGTCGTTGTGCTCTACTTGCTCGTATATCTGACCGATATTAAATAAACTCCCATCGATACTATCTCGGAAGGCTTCGTCAGTGGTAAACGGGAACTGGCGTATGGTTTCATTGAGCTCTGATGCGTCGTGCTTTAGGCTCTCCCTTTCGTTCTTCAAGAACGTCTTGGCCCCCATATGAACGTACTCCCCATCTATGCCTTCTACGTGTTGCTCTGGATCTTCTACTATAGCCCTCCCATAGACATCAAAGAAACCTTCTAGCGATTCGTAAGCAGGGATAAACAGCCTGTACAGACCCGACCTAGTCCTCCCATTCTTGTTCCTCTCCTGCGGGTCCGAGTCCCCCCACAAATCTTTGTACTCGCTCCCCCCTTTTGCCATGGGATTTACGGTGCTTCCGACCATGGCCTTCCCCACGATTTTTCTTCCTACGATCAAACAGGTCCTCTGAATCCTCCAAGCCTCTCTTATATCGGTGGGTTTTTCCCATTTACCTGCTTCGTCTAAATACAGTAAGTGTAGCTTCTCTCCGTCGTATGCGTTGTTAGTCGTGTTCTTCCAGTTGATAACAGTGTTCAAAGCGTCTCCTACAGTGGCGGTCTTGTTGTTCTTAGTAATCTTCTTAGAGGGCTCACGAAAGGCTAGCTCCATACGGGGGTTGGTGGTACCGTCTTGAATCGGCTTGAAGAAGAAAGGGTACTTACGGAACATAGTGACCACCTTCTTCATGAAGATGTTTTCCTGGGCATCCTTACCTGTCTTGCTCTGTATGCCAAGCAACTTGTCTTTCACTTGGCTGGCTTCGTCAACTATGACTGAGGAACATATGTTTGTATATCCTGATCTACGGCACTTGGTATATAACTGTCCAATACAACGAGGGTCCGCCTCACACGCAGCCAAATGTAAGAATATATCTCTTTGGAACTCAAGGTAGTAGGGGTGGCCGATATCTAGCACCGACCACTGCAACATCATGTAGTGACGCCCCGTGATGTATGTAGCGTCACCTCGGTTATAAAACCAAACGCCCTCACGCCGACGCCTAAATTCTTCTTCGATATATGGACGAAACTTTTCTCGAAACTCCCGAGGCATCTCCGCCCACTCATCCATAGAACGAATACGCGATATCTCTTTGGGTAAATCAGCTCGCCTCCAGTGTTGATCCTTAATGGGTAAATTCTGGTAGAGGATGTCTTTGACTTTAGGGGGCTTTGGAAGGACAATGAGAATGCCACCGATTTCGATGTGGTCACCATGCGTACCGTTGGGACATATCGCCACTGCTTTCTCTTCATAGCCTTTGACATCAACTAAAACGCTCATCTAAAAATCTGTACTGTCCCCTCTATACCTATGGTCCTGCCAGAGTACGATTTACCCTTAATAACCCAAGCGTAAACTCCGTCAGGAACGTAGTGCCCCCCTCCGTTGTAGCTTCCATCCCAAGCGTACTCTGGGTCGTCGGTTTGAAAAACTACTCCACCCCACCTGTTGTAAACTGACATACTCCAATCGTACCAACAGCTAGGGTCAGATTGCTGGGCATAGAAACTATCGTTCACCCCATCGTTGTTTGGGGTAAATACGTTAGGTACAAACACCACCATTTCTTCGCACTCGTCAACCCCTGGCTGGTCGTCACACGGGAGACCTGTATCGCAGTCCAACCAAAGCTCTTGGACTATGTACTCGTGTACTGTGTCCAGTAGGTATACATAGGTGGTGTCATAAACGTATTCTGTGGATAGTATGGTGTCCAGTATATATACATAGGTTGTGTCGTATATATAGTTATCCACCAAGGTTGTATCATATACATACTCAGTCTCGTAGATTGTATCTGTAAGATACTCAGTTAGATAGAGCGTGTCAGTGGAGTATATATAGGTAGTATCGTAGAAGTACCAGTTTATGGGGATTGGTATTGTATCATACTCAACAACTGTGACGGTATCTGGTGGTAGTTCGATATAAACGGTATCGATCACAACCTCAGGTATAGGACACCCACACGGGCCAACTATGACCCAATTGTCTTGCCAGTTCTCGTCGTCGTATACTCCACTTCCTGTCGAAGTCCCGTCCCCGTTGATGCCTACCTCCGCCCAACCCCCGTCTTCAGCATACATGGTCGGACCATAACTTATCTGCCAAATCACGACTTGTACGCTGAGGTCTAAGCTCAACCAATAGTCTATCCCCCCTTCAAGGTTACAGTACAGTTGAGCTGCGAAAGGACCATCTACGCAATCGTTTTGATACGGGTTGTAAATGGGGAATGATATAGTGTCGCCAGTATAGTATGGGGGATCTATCAGCTCATCATAAAGATTGGTCCAGTTATTAATGGACTCCATAGTCGTAGCCGAGTACAACCAACCAGGGTGACTAGAATCATCAGATATAGAGAATCCAGAGGGAAAGTCCCACCCCTGATTCATTGCGTTGCAATCGCTATCTAAAGCTTGAAAACCGAACTGGATTTCAGAAACCCCATCGGGGCCACCTGTACCCCCGCAGTTCTCGGTGTTATTGAATGCAATCGTTACGCTACCCCCGATGAGGTCCACATCGAGTATTTCTAAATCACACTGTGAGTAAACTGGAATGTTAACCCACAGCAGTATCAGTAATCCTGTACATACGCGCATGACCTTATTTTGTCTAGTTCAATGAATACAGGGGTCTTCTCCCCTACATAAGCTCCTAAAACATTAAACTCTAAGTGCTCCCTAGCATCCTCCATGGACATCCCGTCACGCTTAACCAAGATGGTCATCATCTGGTTCACATCGTAAACAGCTACGGGGTTGATACCGCTAGTTACCCCTATTAGTGCGGTATCGAAACCATCTGCTAGTAAGCATTCGTTTTCCTCTAAAACTTCTAAAAGCCAATCTGTATCCATCACTTTTTACTGAATTTTTCTGCGAAGCCACCAGTGTAGTCTTTACCCTCAGAGACTTCCCCCCCCAAAGTAAGGTCCTTCATCATCTGCTCCAACTTCTGCCTTTCAACCAACAGCTCTTTGCAGTCCACGGCTGTCTGCTTGATGGATTGCAACTCCGCTTTCCTCGCGCTTCCGTTCACTTCGGAGTCGACAGGCTTTTTAATTTCCTCAATCATATTGTCGATAGCGACTTCCATGCTCCCCATCAACCGCTTCGCTGCATCCAGCGTAGTAAACTTCTTAGATGGCATAGAGCAAATCCTCTACTCGGGTACGGAAGTAAACCTTATCGTTGGCTTTGAACTCGTAGTCCCTGTTCTCTTTGAACCCGACGGTGTCCCCCACAGACAACCCGAGCTCTGCAATCTGATCGCTCATAGCGGCCACCACCCCCGTGGTCCTAGCTTTCTTTTCAAACTCTACGACTTCGAACATCGCCTCTTCCACCTCGGCTTCAAACGACTCCTCTAATACGCTCCACCCCTCTAGCGGAAGTATCTCGTCTGTTCCTTTCGGCTTGTAGGCGTAAGCGTGGCTATTGACTGCCACCTTTGGGTCGAAACTAACGAGATAGTGGTCTTTGTAGTCTGCGAATGGCATCCCACCGTTTATCACTACGTTGTGGTGAAAGTACAGAGTATCCCCAGGTTTTACTGGGGTGTCATACTTCAACGGGGTGTACTTTACCTCCCCTTCGTTTACTCTGTGCTCGAACTCGTTGAACTTAGTATCAATCTTCAACGTGGTATCGGCAAAATCGATTTCGTCACGGAACTTTTTTGGGAGTTCCACGACAAAGTAGTGCAACATATTCATCAGTACCCGCCGCTAGAACCACCGCTAGATCCTCCGCTCGAACCTCCGCTAGGCGGTGATGTTGGGGGAGCACTCATAGACTGACGAAACGGCTGTCTCGACCCTATCGGTATCAGCCTTTCGTGTGGTGTAGGCAAGTGATACGGACCTATCATAGGTCCTATATCGGGGTGTACGTGGTAGGGTCCGATGTAATCCTCTCCATTGAGCTTTCGGAACTCTCCACCTTCGGTAAAAAGGTTTTCTTGCATAATTAAAAATTCAAATCGTATTCAAGTATGCAGGGCATATCGTCGATGGCCTTCCAAAGCACCTGCACGTCATCTATATCTAGATACACTAAGTATCGCATCTTCCCGTAATGATGTAAGTGCGCATCGTCAAGTATGATAGCAGCTACCTGACCGCTACCAGCACGCATCCCGACATAGTATGCCATAGCATCCTTCGGGTCCCTCCCAATTACAATCTTCCTAATAAGACCTTGCATCAGTTCAGAGATGGGTCAATATCGTTCAATTCATCAAGAATAGAAAGATACCAAGTCTCAGATTCCAAATCATCATTAAGCTCTACAGGCACACTGTAAGAGAAGTGTAAGAAGTCCAAAGCCTCCATGAGGAGATCTTCGTTATCTACGTTCAAGCTATATACTGCTTTGAGAACTGGCTCCCCCATTTCATCAGTATCTACCATACCTGTAAGCATGATATTAACCACTTCGTCTTCCATATCGTACTTTTGAGTTATGGCCTCAAGCAGGACATGCAGCTTCTGAACCTCTATCAAGAACTTTTCTCTGTTATCCATGCCGCGAAGTACTGTAAGTAAAAAGAGGATGTTTCGGGACATGTCCCCTCTCCCTCAAAAATACGTAAAAAAGAACCACCTCAAGCGCCTGAGAGAGAACCTGTTATGGTGTCAGAAGCAACACGACTTGTATCAAACGGAGCTATACTTTCTCCTTTGGTGCTACGACTTAGAGTTTTGGACCTTAGACTTTGCATCTAAAGACTACGGTATGTACAAGGATAAACTTGCTGATAGGATTGTATACCCTATGGTTCGAGAGGGGTATCTATACAAGCACTTTGAGAAGAAGACCTTGTCTGAATGTCGTGAAGACCACCTCTTCCGAGAAGAAACTAAATACAACTATAGGGTGAGGTATGCCCTGTCACAGAAAGGGCGTTTGATGGTACAGCGCTTTTATAACAAACTAGAGTCTTAACTCAAGTCTGTGTACTTGATTGTAACGCGGTTCCCGTCACGAAGCTGGTTTGCCACTAGGGGGTAGAGTCGGAAGTAGGCACGGGTGGAGTGCCCGATGAAGCCGTTCTTCTTTACTTGGTTGTTTTCTTGCGAGTCACCCACGAGGAGACAGCCCGACGTGTCTTCGTCAGTATTTCCACAATGAATGAGTATATCCGAGAACTCAGGGACGTCACGTACCCACAGCATTCCCAGATGTATATCAGCGAATCGTTTTTGATATCGGTTATGAAACCCACCAAACGTGCGTAAAGTGATTTCATACTCTCCTTCAGGGATTCGAGTTTCGCTTTTGATTTTTTGTTCTCTGAGCTCATCTTCTAAGGTGTAACATAAAAACTCACGATGGTCCCCTGTGATATCGAACAGGAGGCCGTTGGTGCTGTCTTTCTCGCTGCTGAAGCGCACCACCTCGAGCTGCAAGCTTGGTTCTTTTAAGTTCATTGAATTTTTTTAGTCTGGGGTTGAAGTATCCTTTACTCCCCATCAGCTAGCTACGAACACTTCTACTTGCACATCATTGCCTTGTGGGTCAATAATGATAGACTCTAAATCGTGAAGAGCTGTATCAGTGATGATGGTAGCGGCATCGTCGTCACACGCTATGCCTTCGTGTACTGTACTAAGTATAAAGCTGTGTTGTGCTGGCAACAAAATGCTTGTACTCCCGTCGGCAGTACCGTTCTCATTGTTTGAGATTTGCAAAGACATGACACATTGGTCCGTATCAATATTGCTAACACGGATGTACTTCGTGTTTTCAAGATCGATTACGTTGTCTGATGTATGCACTGCTGTTTGAAACGAGACAATGGTAGTATCGTTATTGGCTGGACAGGTAATAATCCTGTGGTAAATATCGTTTACACTGCCTATGCGATACGTCACTGACCCACCTAGGTTTCTCCCTGCGATACTAATTTTTTCGTCTATGCTTACCGAAAGTGTTGCCATACTACAAATATAATATGATTACCCGCTGCAGGATTCGCAGTCTTCTGGGGAGTCTATGTTACAAGATATCTCCCCGCTCTCGAGTTTCTCTTCTGTCTTCTTCACCCGCTCGGGATTGAGGAAGCTGATGTCGTCTTCTTCGTTCATGTTACTTCTTTAGGATTCTAAACTTACCCCCTTTCTTATAGGCACGAATCTCCCCGACACCTTCTCCGAGGCGAGCGGGGATATCTACCTCCCACCAGGTATTGCCTACATCGTCAGTGACTTTTGTGGCATCCAACCCGTGCTTCTTCAAAGCTTTCGGGAGACGGTCGTAACCTTTCATAATGCCTTGAGTGGCTTGCTCACTAGCGTTGATGCGAGATAGGTGCTCACGCGAAGAGCGCAGCTTCTTGGTCGCGTCGTACCAATCGAAGATAGCTTTTCGGGTAGTGTTTTCATTTCCTCCAAGAGCTCTAAACCCTTGTTCATACTCGCTATATATCTTAGAGTCAGACAAAGACATTCCTTGCCGCCTGGATGACACTATTGCATCCATCAGGTACACAATCTCACCCTCACTCTTCCCCTTGAACATCGGGTGTTCTTTGAAGGTCTTGTCCACGAGCTCGTTCGCCCTGGCTTCTTTAGAAATGTTCTCGTACAACTCTACGTCTGACTTCGCCCTGCTGATTCTACGGGTCTGATTCCCGTACCCCTGAATCTTGCTTGTCGTCTCCCCTGTCGGGAAGCGGAGCTTGTCTGCCCCCTTCGCTTCTTGCTCTAGGATGTGAGAGATAAGGAACTGGTCTTGGTTCTTGATAAGGGCAGCTTGCTTAGTAGTAGGTCCTCCCTCCCCAATGTTCAAACCTAAACGCTTCTCCCCTGCAGATCCACGCGCTTGCAGCGGGTCGGCTTGCAGCTCAGAGATGTACAGCACCCCTTTCTCGTCTGGACGTTCGAAAGTGCGGTAGTGCCCGATGACGTCCCGTCCGAAGTGACCGTACTCTTTGCTCATCAAGTCAGTCATATTGTGCTTGATGATATTGGTGCGAGCCAACCCTACATCATCTGCACGTGCTATGTCTGGTGAGGGGCTAATTCTAACAAGGTTGTCTACGTCCTTCCCTTGGTTCAATCCTAAGTTGTCGATCCCGTAGTCTGCATACTCTTTCGACCTCTCCACGTACATGTTATTGTGGATGGATGTTTGACCAGAAGTAAGGTCCCTGAACTTGTTGTAGTCCACTTTACTACCACCCCCCATCTCACGCAAAGACTGGAAGGCCTCAGTCTGCATCACCTCCTCTAGAGCTTCTCGCTCTACGGCAGAGATGTCTGTGCTGTTGATCAGGTTCTCAATCTGACCAACTTGAATCAACCCGTCTTTACCTACAGCGTTCTCTAGCTTACTCCCTGACATCAGCGACGGGAGCTGACGGATGTTACGTGGAGCAACTATCCTGTAAAACTCTCCTTCTGGTGTAACCTTGGTCATACCAAGCTGACTTTCGTACACTTCTCTGTGAGCCTGAGTGAGGTTCTGCAGGACAGCTTCTCTGTTCTCCGTAGGTAGTTCGCGGAACTCCTTCTTCGGTAGCTTCGCTGGGAACTTCTTTACGGCTCTCCACGCCGACTTCAAAGGCTTCTCAAGTATGTTTGGGATGAGGTACCCCGCCGCCGTCATACCAGCGAACATAGCTGGGTCTTGCTCCTCCCCGTAGAAGTCCTCCCCTGTAGCGGCTACTTTAGCTAGCTCGGCAGCGTCGATACCCTCACCGATAACTGGGAGGAACCTAGCCATCTCAAACATGCTGTCATCGACAGTCTCTGCTGTCATACGGTCTTGCTCCTGCTTGATAGTGCGGAATGGGGCGTCCCCACCAGTCAACCTGAATTGATTGTCAGGTTGCATTGCCCGCATCAAAGCATCTTGCGGGGTGATAGTACCCTGTGGGGGGTCCCCGACGCCACCACCGTTCTGGTACATGCGCCGCTTCTTCGGGAGCATGCCTTTAGGTCTACGCTTCTTTTGCTTCATAGCTCCCCTCGGTCTCTCATAGATAGTGCAATGGCTACAGCTTGATCGTGTGGTCGACCTTCTTTCTTCAAGACTTTGATTTTCTTGCCAATCCTCCCCCCGTTCTCGTTTGTAAAAGTGGGGGACATTAATTGCCTAGGAGTTGGTCGAGGAGAGAAGAACCCTTTCTCAATTGCTTCTGAGATGACGTTACTTGCAGGTCGGTTCCCCATAGAAGCATCATTTATAAGCTTTTGTACGGCAGTGCTACCAGGTTTTCCAAAACCTTCTTGCTCTAAATATTTAGCCATCCTGAATTCCGCGCTTCCTGGAGCAGGAGTTGACCCTTTTTTAAGGGATTCCAACGCGAATTTACTAGCATCCTGTACGTAATCGTTGTAAGCTGGCCCTGACATTTCGAACGGATCGTAGTTCATGTCTATAGACCCTCCCCTCCGTTCTATTTGCCCCTTGCTCAATGGTCGTTGCATAGACTTCATACTTGAAGGGTAGTCACGGAAAAAGTCATCTAAGCCAAACTCCATCTTGTTTAAATCATTGATGTAATCAGAAGCTGCCCTTTCTACGGCCTTATCAGACATTCCTTTTACATCAACATTGAAGTCTTTTAAAATTGATTTTTTTTCTGCCGTGGACGTCGCCTTTGACCCAAGGTCTGAAATTCGTCGCAGATTAAGTAACAAATCTGGATCCCCTATCATCTGCTCTATGTATTTTGGCCTCCCCATCCCCTGCCTTTCAACTCGAGAACTTTGATTGACCAACCTAGCGACTTTTTCGTTCATTGCCTTTTGAGCAGGTGACGAGACCGAAGAAGTAGCCTTCCTACCTAACCCTAAATACTTACCGACCGCTTTA